CGGCGTAGCCCACCGCGTCCTTGGTCGCCTTCTCCAGGCTGGCAATGTAGGCCTGGAACCGCGTGCGGAAGGCTTCATCCGTCTCCGCGTCGATGCCCCCGGCCATGGCCGCGGCATTGTTCACCGCGTCTGCGCCCGGGACCGCGCTGCTCAGCGTCTTGATGGCACCGGCCAGCACATTGCCTGCGGCGCCGGCGACGTCCGCCTGCACCGCCACATTGACCGAGGACACGCCGGAGTCCATGACGTATTGCTGGTTCGCCGCGTCATAGTGCGCGTTCGTGCTGTCCGCCACGACGCTGAACGTCTGCGAGCCGTCCGCGGTCTGCACCTGCGTTCCCACCGGGATATAGACAGCCGAGGAACCCGCAGTGAACCGGGAGAAGGTCACGGTTCCGGCCGCGTATGTCGCCGCCAGGCGCGTGAATTGGAAATCGGCCATCCAACTGTCCAGATCCTCGCCTGAACTGGTGGCGGCGCGCGTAGTGGCCAGCAGGGCGACGATCAGGCCCTGCAGCCACGTCACCACGCCGGCAACGGCCTCCGTGATGGCCAGCAGGACCGAACCTACCGTGAAGTCCACGAGGGCTGACGATTTGGCCTGAATTCCCGCCGCCATGTCGCGGACCAGATCGGTGAAGCTCTTGGTGTTCAATGCCATGCTACGCGCTCGCGGTGAAGGTCAGGACTTGCGGGGTGTTGTTGGCCGATTCGGTGAATTGGATAGAGCAATAGAGCTCGTTCCCCTTCGGCTTCAAGGTGACCACCGGGGCCGGTGACTTGGCCACGGTATCCTCCTGGAGCACCTGGCCGGTGATGGTGGCCTTGATCTCGCGCAGGCGGTCCGGCGACATGTCCGCGCCCACATCTTCGGGCACGCCGGCGCCGTAGTCCTGGTGCCAGAGATAGGTCCCGGTCGGTGTTATCAACCGGCGCAGGATGCGCTGTTTCGTGCGCACGCTAGCGCCCACCAGCTGCAGGTCGCCGGTCGGACCGACGCCGAAGTCCTGCCCGTAGGTTTGGTCGATGTCATTCATGGTTATATCTGTTGCGACGGCTTCTGCGTGGAACCGCCCTGCGGATCCACGTGCGTGTGGCCGTTGTAGATCGTGCGCACGGTGGCCATCGTGAACTCGCTGCTCAGGCCCTTGAACACGGTGACATCACCCGTGGCCGTGATCGCCCCGTCCACGTTGAGCGGGCCGGTGTGATTCCACTGCGTCGCCTGGCTGACGATGTTGCCGGAGACGGTGATATTCGCGTTGCCGCCCACCGTGGCGTTCAAGTCTGAGGCGGTCGTCAGGTTCACGGTGCCGTCGTTGTTGAACTTGAGGGCCGATCCGGATTTGTGCACGAGCCAAAATTCACCGGGCGTCGCCGCGAGCGGGCGCTGCTGGTTGCTGTAGAGCCGGCCAATCACGATGCCGGCGTCCAGGCTGCCGCCCTCGAACAGGACAATGACCTGATCGCCGGGCGTCAGCGGCGCGAATAGGCCCCAGCTGTTTCCGGTCCAGGGGCTGCTGATCGGCAGCCACCCGGTCTCCACGTCCTCCGGCATGATGCGAACCTTTGCCGCGTACTTGTCCGGGTCATAGCTGCTCACCAGACCCAGGCGCGGCATGGCCTGCCCGGCCGCCATCATGGCCGCCTGCTGCTTGATGGCGTTGATCAGCCGTTCCACTACAGGGTCACCTCGCTGTGCGTCGGGTGATTCTTCGCGGAGACCTGCATGAGGTAGCCGTCGTCGGTGTTCATGTGGCGCAGGACCTGATTGACGTAATACCGCTGGTCAAACTCCGTGCCGGTGCCCTTGAGCTGCAACATGGTCCGCGGGCTCAGCAGGTTGTCGGCCGGCAGCGTCGCCTCAATCCGCAATTCGTGCGCGCTCAATTCCTTGAGCAGGGACTGCGCCTTGGCCAGGGCCTGCTCAGGGGTCAGGCCCGGTATGGTGTAGCTGTAGACCTGGGCGCTGCCTACCGGTTGCGGCAAGCCGCTCAGCTTCGTCTTGGCGGTGTGGGAGGCCGTGGCCGTCTTGGTGAAGCCGCTCATTTGCAGCGGTGACCAGCTGTGCACCTTGACCACGATGTCCTTGGCGAGCGTCAGGTCACGGAACAGACCCAGCTGTAGGCCGTTGAAGTGGTGCGCGCCGTCGTTGCCTGACGGCTGCACCCACTCGAGCACATAGGGTTCAGACCCTGGCGCGGTGGCGGGCTCGAAGTGCAGCGTCGTGCCCTTGACGAATACGCTGAACCCTTCCTTTTGCGCCAGGTAGGTCAGTAGGTCCCACTCGGACTGATCGGCCTGGACGTGCACATGGTCCTGCGTGTAGTAGGTGCCGACCTTCTTGCTGGTCTTTGTCACCTTCGGCGTCAGGCCGTGCTTCTTGGCCAAGGCCGTAGCGATGTCGGAGGCCCGTTGGTTCGGCCACTTCTGGGACGTCTTCGTGTCCACGAACTGGGATGTCAGATCGCGGCCGCTGAGCCCCAGCGTGCCCTGTGCCGGGTCCACGGCCATGTTGTCCGCCGTGCCCACGATCAGCACCTCGAGCTCGTCCGCCCCGAACTGCTCCGGATCCGCCGGGAAGCCGGCCAGGATCTCGACCTTGAACGCGGTCTGACTGACGAACCATGCCCAGTCATTGGCCGGCGGCAGGCCGTACAGCGGCAGAGATACGTTGAAGGTGTCGGCTTGGTAGTAGCCGTTATTGTTCACCTCCCACTCAATCCACGGCAGCGACTGGCCATTGACGCGAATCAAGGCGCGCGGGTTTCGCACCGCGCCAGTGACGGGCAGCGTGTTGATCATGCGCGCCCCCTGCTACGCCGGCGGGATGGTCAGCGTGTGGGTACCGGTCAGCACCGGATCCGTGAGCCCGTTCGCCGTGGCGATCTGGCGCCACTTGCTCGCGTCCCCGTAGACCTTCGCGGCCACCGAGTACAGCGTGCCGCCGTTCACGGTGACGGTCTTCGGTGTGTTTCCCTGGTTCGCCGTGCTCACGTTCGTGGACATGCGCGCCAGGGTGGAGCGCAGTGCATACAGGTCCGCCGACTGCGTTTGGGCGGTGACGTTCGCCGTCAACTGGGCCGCCTGCTGGGATAGCGGGTTGTTCGGCACCACGCCGCCGAGCGTTGTGACGTTCTGGAGCGTGTTGCCGGTCGCCGCGATCAGGGTGTCCACTCGGCCCTGTACCGCCTTGATGGGCGCGAGCACCGAATTGATGGTGGTCTGCGCGGCGCTGGCGAAGCTCGAAACGGCCGAAATCGCCGTGTCCAGAGTGTCGAGCAACCCGTCCAAGGTGCTGTCGTTGGAGGATGCGGCCTGATCCTTGGCCCGGGCCATGTCCTGGGCCACGGCATCATCAATGCTCTTGATGGTGGCCGAGCCCACCCGGGAAGTGTTGTCCTTCGATACCTCGAGCTCGATGGTGTACGGGATCCAATAGAAGCGGTCGAAGCTCCCATGGAAGTCGCGGATCACGGCCTGGTAGGAGAAGCCGCCCCACGTCACGGTCACCTCGCGGCCGCTTATGCGCAGGCCGTCCAGGTACCGGGCCCGGGTCTCCGCATTCTGGCCGCGGAATATCCCGCGCCAGCGCAGAGGCTTGTCCGACCGGCCCATGGCGTCGATCACGCGCGCGCCGCCGACCAGCTGGTGGCTGGCCAGCATCTGCTCGCCGCCGAAGGGCATGGATTCGGGGATCTCCACGTCCTCAAACGTGAACGCGAACCCGTCCGGCCCGGTGATTTTCAGCTTTACGTCTGCCATGGACTACTTCACGGCGAAGGAAGGCGTGCCGAGCGCCGGCAGGCCGAGACTGGGATCCAGGCGCGAGGTCGGTCCCGGGGGTGCCTTGGAGGCCTCGTCGCCGAGGTGCTTGGAGATCACCTTGCCGACGCGCTTACCGTCCAGGAACACGTCCCCACCGTGTGGCGCCTTGCCGCCCTTCATCCAGCGCGAACGGTACATCTCGTGCTCGTGCTCGAAGCGCAGGCCCTTCTGGGCTTCGCTATCCCCGAGGAACGCCAGCACTGACGCTATGCCCTTGCCGATTACGTGGTCCGCCTCCGTGCCCTTGACGCCGTGCTTATAGATGTAGCCGCCGGCCTTCCAGCCGCCATAGGCGGCGGCCAGGACGGGGACGGCGCGCAGGAGCAACCCACTCAACGCGGCGGCGCCCTTGCCGAGCGCGCCCATGGCGCTGCTGACGCCGGTGAGAGACGCGGCCACAGATCCGCCCTCCAGCACCATGCCGAGCCCTTTGAAGGCGAAGGTCAGCATCCGGATGGAGCCGCCGACGAGCATGGCGGTGAACAGCGCCGTCAGACCGTAGGCTAGGGCCTTCGCCGCGCCGGCGTTCTTGTGCATCCAGTTCGCCAAGTGGTTCAACCCGCGGGCGAGCGTCCCCAGCACCTTGACCAGCACCGGGACGAGGCTCATGGTGAACGCGGTCTTGAAGTTCTGCCACTGCGCGCCGAACGCCTTTTCGACCGTGTTCGGGTCGTTGGACAGCGCCAGCCGGTAGGCCGCCGTGGTAGACATCGTGCCCATGATGTTCCGGCGGTCGCGCGTGAAGTTCACCGGCTTATAGGCGAACTCACCGATCAGGTTGGACGCCAGCTGATTGCCGCGGGTGATCTCCCCGACGTGCTTCATCAGCTGGTCCTTGCTCATGTGCCCGTACTTCTTCTGGAGCGCGGGCACGAGGACCTTCTGCACCCACATGAATGGGTTGGCCGCGGCCAGGTCCGCGTCCTTCATGGCGCCCACCGTGGTGCCGCTGGTGGTGGTCTTGACCTGCGTGTTCGGGTTCACGAGGCCGAGCGAGATCAGCGCCGGCAGGGACTTGCGGTTGATATAGCCCTGGTTCGTGAAGCGGTAGAAGGCCGCCATCATCGGGCCCACGCCGCGCGAACCGCCGCCGCCGCCGTGAGTGGAGGCGTTCTCCTGAATCAGGGTCGGCAGGATGTGATACTTGAATTCGTCCGACAGCCGATACTTGGCCTGGCGCGCGTACTGGAACGCCTGCTTGAAGGCCTCCGGGGTGACGCGGCCCTGAGTGGCGATGATGACCTTGGCCATCATTTCCGCCTGCTTCTCGAACATCTTTTTGTTCTGGGCAGCGCCGATGATGTCCAGGGCCTTGGCCATGGAATAGGACAGGTCCTTGGAACTGCCGCTGATCTGTCCTTCCGAGGACGCCGCCAGCACCGCCTGGATCCGCGAAATGATGGGCAGCGCCATCTTCGCTTCTTCCATGTTGCCCAGGACGTTTCGCAGGTCCAGCAGCGAGCGCAGGTTCTCCGTGGCCGAGGACGTCATGACGTTCTGGCTGTTCTTCCACGCCTCCGCCGTCGCCTCAATCATGGCCTTATGCTTCACGCCGGCCATGTTCATGATGTTCAGCTGGTGGATATACTCCTTGGCCGGCTTCATCA